CAGCAATTCAGCTCAATCCCAACTCGCTCGTATCTTGTTAAAGGGATCAAAATTCGCATACCAAGCAATGCATCTGTTGACAGTTCAACAGGCCGCCTGACTTACAGCGGTCCGTGGAATGGCAGTTTTGCATCTGCTCAATGGTGCAGTGATCCAGCCTGGGTGCTGTGGGACATTTTGACTTCACGTCGTTACGGTTTTGGCGAACAAGTGCTGACCGATAGCGAAAAGGCCGCTTTTAACGGCAATGCCAGTCGTTTGGATAAGTGGAGTTTTTACGCCGCTTCTCAATTTGCCAACCAACTGGTTTCAACTGGCCTAAGCGCACCGCAACCAACAACAGAACCGCGTTTCAGCTGCAATGTCAACATTCAGAACAGTGAAGAAGCCTTCACGCTGGTCAACAATCTGTTGAGTGTTTTTCGCTCGCAGGCTTATTGGGCTGGTGGTTCAGTCACGCTGACACAAGATCGCCCGCAAGATGCCTCTTATTTATTTGGTGCATCAAATGTCATCAACGGAGATTTTATCTATCGCAGCAGCGATATACGAACTAGGCCAACAACTATCATTGTCCGCTATATCGACATCAGGACACGCGAGACGGCAACTGAAGTCGTTGAGGATGCTGCGCTGATTGCCAAATACGGCATTGTCAAAGAAGAAATTGAGGCATTTGCCTGCACCAGCCAGAGCCAAGCCGCTCGTGTGGGTCGTTGGTTGCTGTACAGCAATCAGTACGAAACTGAGACGATCAGCTTTTCAGTGGCACCGGAGTCTGGCATTGCGTTGCGGCCTGGCATGATCATCAACGTGTCTGATCCTACGCGGGCTGGCACACGGGCATCAGGTCGCATCACCACCGCGACCACCACATCCGTAACGATTGACGCTGACCGAGCCATTGCGCCTGGCGACCAACTTTCAGCGATCCTTCCCAATTCGTTACTTGAAACGAGAACCGTAAGTTCATATGACAGTTCAACAAAAGTTGTTCAGCTTTCGTCTGCATTTAGTGTCGCACCTCAAGCTAATGCACCATGGCTGCTGACCTCAACCAACATTGCCCCGACAAGCTGGCGCGTTATCAGCGTCACGGAAAGCAACAGCGAAAACATTTATGAGGTTGCCGCCTTGGCATACAACAGCGGTAAGTATGCATACGTGGAATCCGGCGTTGCGCTGCAGACTCGGAAAATTACGGTCTTAAACGATCCACCCGCAACACCTAAAAACATTGATTACAGCGAAAGCCTTTACGCCGACAACAACAAGGTATTTACTCAAGTCGCTGTTGGCTGGGATCCTGTTGAGCGAGCCGTGAATTATCAATTCCGCTATCGCGTTACCAATAGCAACTGGATCAACTTACCTGAAACCTCATCACACCAGGTTGATATTTTCAATGCTCCTGACGGCAACTGGCAGGTTGAAATTACTGCCGTCACCCTAAGCGGCAAGAAATCACCACCGGCATCCAGTTCATTCACAGTTATTGGCAAAACGGCGCCGCCTGCTGCGCTGACAACCTTAGAAATCAGCCCGATTGATGCCAAAACCGCTGAGCTTGGCTGGTCACCTGCAACCGATTTAGATGTGCTGCTGGGCGGCAAAATCATTATTCGCCATACACCAAATACAGCTACACCTGAGTGGCAATACTCCAACGATATTGTTCCCGCTGTTGCAGGTAACGCAACCAAGGCGATTGTGCCATTGCTGCCTGGCACTTATTTGGTCAAGCCTGAGGACAGCACCGGCAACCGCGCCTATGACGCCATTGCTGTTCAAGTCACACTGCCCGAGCCACAATCGCCGCTAACAATCACAACGTTTGACGAGGCAAATACCACGCCGCCGTTCCAGGGAAATCGTACAAATATGTTCTATGACATTGATCAAGATGCTCTGATCCTTGACCAAAGTATTTTTATTGATCAATTAGCAGCTAACGGCGATTTTGACGCGCTTCCCAGTTTGGACATCATGGGCGATGTTGCACCCTTAGGAGAATATGCCTTTAGCGCAAATTTAGATCTAGGAAATGTTTTTGATATTGACATTCGCGCCGACATTTCAACGCGAACATTTCTGCCTGGGGACTCTTGGGATGAACGTTTGCAGGATGTTGATCTGTGGGCAGATATTGACGGCGAAAACTTAGACCGCGTTAACGCCGCTCTGTATGTCAGAACAACAACTGGTGACCCAGACGCCAACAATCCTGTTTTCACTGACTGGCAGCCCATTATCAACGGCACCCGTCAAGGCAGGGGCTTTGAGTTCAAAATGGTTGCCCAAAGTTTTGATGTAGCACAAAACATCCGTGTTGATGAGCTTGGCGCCGTTGTGACCATGAGCAGTCGCCAAGAAACGGGCAACAACATCACCAGCGGCGCTGGCACCTACAACGTGACTTTTGCCAACGCCTTTTACGCCGTTCCCAGCGTCGGTATCAGCGCACAAAACATGGCTACTGGTAATTACTATGAACTGTCATCCATCACCCGCACTGGATTTTCGATTGTGTTCCGAAACTCAGGTGGCACGGCGGTATCGCGCACATTTGACTACCAAGTCATAGGCCACGGCAAGCAACTGCCCTAAACTCCTAGTACAAAGGTCATCCCGATGGCTCAGCACGATTACGTCATTGATAACCAGTCGGGTGCGAGTTTCCGCGCCGATTTGAACAATGCCCTGTCGGCCATCGTGTCGCAGAACAGCGGCAGTTCAAGCCCGTCAACGACCTACGCCTATCAATTCTGGGCAGACAGCACCAGTGGTTTGCTGAAGATGCGTGATGGCTCAAACGCCAACTGGATCACGCTGAGGCAGCTGGATGGTGAGTTTGATACGGTCCCAGTCGAAAACGGTACGGCGGCTGCGCCTTCGATCTACTTCCGGGCAAGCGGCACTGACACTGGCTTTTACAGCAGCGGTACAGATGCCATTGATGTAGCCACGGCTGGTGTACAGCGTTTTGGCTGGAGCAGTGGCGGTGATGTAACGGTTTATGGCGGCAACGTAACCCTTAATGCTCAGGGTGATCTGCGTTTTGCCGACTCAGACAGCAGCAACTGGGTTGCGTTTCAGGCGCCTGCCACTGTGGCATCAAACGTCACTTGGACGCTGCCTAATGCTGATGGCACCTCTAACCAGGTTTTAGTAACCAATGGCAGTGGTGTACTGAGTTGGGCATCGCCTGGCGCGGGTGATGTAACGCTGGCTGGCAACAATGCCATGACCGGCGCCAACACATTTACCAATGCGACCGGCCAAATTTTCCGGTATGCCTCAACGCAAGACGGTGTACTGCTGCGTGGTCGTGCGGGCGGCACCAGTTCATACACGGTTGAGCTGGTCCCGACGACACTGACAGCCTCGCGGACACTGACGCTGCCAAATGTCACTGACACTGTGGCTGTACTGGGAACAGCGCAGACATTTACCGCCGTCCAAACGCTTACCGACCCGGCCATCATCGGCACAATCCTTGAGGACGTGTACACCATTACCGATGGTGCGGCGTTTGAAGTAGATCCTGGCAACGGCAGCGTTCAACTGATCACGCTTGGCGCCAATCGCACGCCCAAAGCGACCAACTTTGCTGCTGGGGAGTCAATCACACTGATGGTGGATGATGGCACCGCACGCACGCTGACCTGGACCGATAGCACTTGGGGAACTGGAGGCGTAACTTGGGTCGGAGGTACTGCACCAACTTTGGCAACGACTGGATATACAGTTTTGCAATTCTGGAAAGTCAGCACCAAGGTGTATGGCGCTCGCGTGGGAGACGTGGCATGAGGCATCCACACGGATTACGCGCTGCTGCTGGCGCCGGTTCGGCTGCTCCAGCTCTTTTGACAACTATTACTTGGAGTACAAATGGCATAAGTACGGGTTCATTTAGTGGAGTCAATTTTACGGCCACTACGGATGCCGCCAATAATGGCTCTTGCAATTCAACTGCACTGCCAGCCTTAACAACGACCGGCTTTTATTTTGATATTCAAGCTCTTGAATCTGGAGGGAGCATATTTCAATTTATTGGCGTCGCAAATACAACTAGCTCGGTGACCTACGGCCAGAGCAGTCAAACAAGCTGGTACACTAGCGGATCCATTTTTGGATCCGGCTCTGGAGATGGTCCTGGAACGCTGGTGGCGGGAACGCATCGAATAGCGGTTAGGACGGAAAGCGGTAACGCCAAAATCTATTTCCAAAAAAATACGCCAACAGGAGCCATTGCCGGACCGTTTTCCTGCCCAACAGGGTCAACTTTGTATGCCATTGTTATGTCTCAAAACGGCTATCAAATGGGCGACATGACAATCGCCAATGGCGGCGCCGTCTATTCAACAGGCGGCGGACTATTCTAACCCCATGGAGTCTTTAACCATGAATTACGTCAAAGTCAAAATCGACGGAAGTGTGGACAAATTTCCATACTCACTTGGGCAACTGGTAAGTGATAACCCTGGCACAAGTTTCCCGGAGCAAATTCCCGATGTAACCGCTGCATCATTTAATGTTTTCCCGGTTGCAGCCACACCGTCTCCTGACTATGACTACACAAAAAACCTAAGCAGCACAGCCACGCTCAACAATGACGTTTGGGACGCAGACGTGGATTTCAACTCCTGCCACACCACAAGAAATTGCATCTCGCACGGCGGACAAGAAGGAAAGCGTGCGTATTCAGCGCAACCGCCGCTTGGCTGACTGCGATTGGACGCAGCTTCCCGACGCACCTGTTGATCGTGCTACATGGGCAACGTACCGGCAGGCTCTGCGTGATGTGACTGCACAGCCTGGCTTTCCTTGGTCCGTCACTTGGCCGGTTGAACCCTGATGGCCGTCAAAAGCAAGGTTGGCGCTAAGACCGTCCAACACACTCCCGGCAAACCCAAGCGCACCCGTCAGGGGCAGGGGCAACATTCCCTGCCTAGTCATGGGCGAAAGAAGATGCGCGGTCAGGGCAAGGGCTAATGGCTGGCACTATTGCCATAATGAGAGCGAAGCCAGAACCTTGTCGTGGTTGAAATCCTAGCCGCCATCACAGGTGCCTCAATCAGTGTGGCAGCGTATGCGTTCACCGGCATCGCACGGCGCAATGTCGAAAGCCGCGATTCTGT